ACGCAGATATCGGGAGACGATAGAAGATAGCTCCATTTTCCATAATACAATGAAAAAGGATACTACGCCCTGTAATACTCGATAGACCAAAAATAATACAGTCTTCAACTTCTCCATGATGTTTCTTAAGGTCATAAAGATATTCTCTTTTTATTTGTGCGTATTCTACTGGAATGTTTGCGTTTAAATAAGCCATAGTTATCCATAAATATCACCCCAATTGTTTCCAAATTCATAGTCAACTTTATTGGGAACTTCTAGTTTAACAGCCTCTTCCATAATCTCAATGATTTTTTTTGCCTCAGCATCATCTTTTATGGACAAGTCCAATTCATCATGTATTTGTATGTGTGGTATTATACCTTCTTTGTAAAGTTCTAACATTGCTTTCTTTGTCATATCTGCAGCACTACCCTGTATAAGTTTATTTAATGCTTTGTATGTGTAAGCTCTTCTTATCCCTGGTCCATGTTCCCTGAGTGCTTCTTCGTGTGGCAATGCTTTATGCATACCAAACTGATTTGGTTCCCATAAATGAAACCTACATAATCTTCCAAGAAGAGTTCTAATCTGACCTCGGTCTTGAGATCTGTTAGAAGCTTTGGTCATTAATTGTTTAACAAATGGAACTCTTGCATGATAGGTATTAAAAAGTTCTGCTGCTTTTTCTTTTGATACCCCGAGCTCTGCTTGTAGTTTTGCTTTACCCATACCATAAAATAAACCAAGGTTTATAGTTTTGGCTTGTGATCTAGGTATCTCTGCCATATCAGCAACAGTTTGATGGAAGTCTGCGTTAGCATCATTGTTGTACGCATCAAT